ATCAACCGCGGTCGCGACTACCTCGACGACCCGGAACAGTGCCCCGACCAGTGGGCGGAGTTTGCAGCGTTCTACCAACGCTTGCGCAAAGCCACAGCGAGGTACCGACTGAAGTGCTTGCGCAACTTGCACCGCAACGCCATCGGCAACGGCAAGGGCGCCTGGACTGCTTGGATGACCATCCTCGAGCGCCGCGACCGCGCCAACTTCTCCAAGTACGACCAAGGCGGCGGTGACGCGCAACAGTACCAACCGGACGAGCGCTTCCTGTGATCGCCACAGCCAGCTACTTCGAAGCACAGCTCGCGTGCATGGAGCGCCCGCTCGCCCACAAAGGCGGGCGGGACTTCTGGCGTAAGGATCCCGTCGTCTTCGACGATGCGGGCAACGTCACGCGCGGGGGCTTCAACGCAAAGCAGCTCGAGTGGTGGAACCTCGAGCAGTTCGTCAAGCTCTTTGTTGCAGGCTACGGCGGCGGCAAGACCAACATCCTCTGCAAGCGTGTCATCAGCAGCGCACTGACCAACGCACCCGCAAGCGTTGCACTGGTCAGTCCGACCTATACGATGGCGATGGACACGACCGTCAGCACGACGGCGGAGATGTTGGCGGGCAAGCAGACGCTCTACGGCAAGGAGTTCCGTTGGCGCTACAACGGCAACAGGCACGAGTTCGTCATACGCTTCCGTGGACGTGTGGCGCGAATCCGCGTCTACTCAGGCGACAACCCAACACGCTTGAAGGGCGCCAACCTTGCAGCAGCGTACATCGACGAGCCCTTCATTCAAGACGAGGAAGTGCTGACGCAGATGGTTGCGCGCGTGCGCCACCCGCAAGCAAAGCTCCTGGAGATTGGGCTTGCAGGCACCCCCGAACAACTGAACTGGGGCCACAAGCTCGCAACGGGCAAACTGGGTGCGCAACTGTCCGTCGGTGTTGTGCGCGCAAGCACGACTGACAACCCAGTGCTTCACAAGGACTACGTGGCGCGCTTGCGGCAGAAGCTCGACCCGCTCGCACAGCGTGCTTTCATCGACGGCGAGTTCGTCAACCTCAGCACGGGCCGTGTGTACTACGCATTCGACGAGGAAGTCAACATCCGTCGTCTGCCGCTGCCCACCAACGTAGAGCTTGGCGCGGGCATGGACTTCAACGTCGACCCGATGACGTCCGCGGTGTTCTGGACCAACGGGAAGCACGTGCATTACTTCGCGGAGCTTGAGCTGCCGAACAGTGACACCGAGTACGCTTGCAGCGCGCTTCGCGAGGTGTACTGGGACAAGGGCTTGCGCAAGATATACCCGGACGCTTCGGGCGCACAGCGCAGCACGTCGGGTGGACGCAGCGACTACGCCATCATCAAACGCATGGGGTTCCAGGTCAAAGCGAACTCCGTCAACCCGATGCGTCGCGACAGGTTCAACGCCGTCAACGCCAAGCTGGCAAACGGCACACTAACCATCGACCCGTCGTGCGAGAAGTTGCTCGAGTACTTGCGCACGCTGACGCACGAGAACACAAACAAGAAGACGGGCAAGCGCGCAACGCACCTCACGGATGCGTTCAGCTACCCGGTGGCCTACCTCTTCCCCACAGACCGCTCGGCGCTCAGCGTCGCTCGCGTGGTTGGTTACTGACATGGCATACAAGATCGACGTCCTGCACCCGGCGTACAAGAAGAGGACCGAACAGTGGCAGCGCTTGCGCGACTGCTTGGAAGGAGGTGACGCGGTCAAGTCAAAGACCACCACCTACCTGCCCAAGTTGTCCGGCGACAAGAATGGCGAGCTGTACGCGAACTACCTCAAGCGTGCGCAGTTCCTCGCAGTGTGCTCGCGCACACTGGAAGGACTCGTTGGCTTCGTCACACGCAAGACCCCACGCTTGGAGATGCGCGAGAAGGACAAGGAACTACTCGCAGACGTCGGACCCGCAGGCGAGTCCTTGGACGACTTGAGCCGCTGCTTGCTGCACGAGCTGCTCAGCGTCAGTCGTGTGGGCTTGTTCGTCGACGCGCCCCGCAGTGTGGACGGCGTCGAAGCCGTCAAGCCGTTCCTCGCGTTGTACGACACGGAGGACATCACGGATTGGGCGTATGCTGTGGTCGAAGGCCGCAGAGAGCTGGTCGACGTGGTGCTGCGCGAGATGGAGGAGACCAAGGACCACAAGGGCGAGTACGTGAGGCGCACGACGTACCGACGCTTGCGACTCGTGCCGCGGAGTGAGCTTGCGGTCGCTGCTGCACAGGTGGGTTCGGACCAAGCAGTCGCAGTCGTGCAGGAGGGCAGCGTCGGCGACTTGGTGTACTTCCAAGAAGTCTGGCGCAAGACGATCAACGACAAGGGCCAGGAGTCCGCGGAGTACATCCTTCAAGAGGTGTACGTGCCCCGCCAAGCGGGCGGCCGCACACTCGACCGCATCCCCTTCTTCCCTGCGACTCCGTTCGGGCTGGACATCCACCCGCCAGTTCCTGCGATGCTGCCGCTCGCGGACGTCAACCTGCACCACTACATGGGCAGCGCGGACTTGGAGTGGGGACGTCACTGGACTGCAATCCCGCAGCCGTGGGCGGCAGGCTTCAAGCACGACAACGGCGAACTTACCATCGGCAGTGCGTTCGCTTGGATCTCGGACGACCCGCAAGCCAACGCAGGGTACCTCGAGTTCACGGGCGCAGGGCTCGGCAGCCTTGTGACCGGGCAAGAGGACAAGATGAAGCAGATGGCGATGTTGGGCGCACGCATGTTGGAGGCGCCGGCGGGCGGAGGCGTGGAGGCCGCTGCCACTGTGCGCTTGCGACAAGCAGGCGAGCAGAGCGTCGTCGCACTTGCTGCAAAGAACGCCAGCATGGCCATGACGCGGGCGCTGCGAGCCTTCCTGGGTTGGCTGTCGCTGGCAAAGCAGGACTCCGTCGAGGTGTCGTACACCATGTCCGTGGTGGCTGCTGACGTCAATCCGCAACTGTTGGCGACGATGGTGCAGATGGTGTTGCAGAACCTCATGAGCTGGGAGTCGCTGTTCGCGTTCCTCGAGCGCTTCGAGCTGCTGCCCGACGGCACCAAGAAGGAAGAGGAGTTGGCGCGCATCCTTGCCGGCGGTCCGGGTGCGCTGTTGGGCTTCACACCCTCGACCGCACCGGGTGCTCCGAGCACGACGCAGGAAGACGACGAGTCCGAAGAGGACGACGAAGAAGAAGAAGCAGCCTGAACTGAGCGCCAATGGCAAAGCCCAAGAACCTGTCCGACGCTTGGAGTCTGGAGCTTACGACCGCAGCTCTGGACCTACAGTCTTGGGACAAGTCGTTGCTGAAGAAGACGCACGCACTACTTCAGCAGTTGGACGAGGCTGTTGAGCAAGCGTTGCGCGAAGTGGACATCGAGCGTGCTGCTGTATCCGCAGCACGCTTGCGCGCTTTGCAGCAGCAAGTCGACGCGACGTATGCAGCGAACTTCGCGGCGGTGCAGAAGCAGACGTTCGAGGCGCTGTACAGCGTCGCCGAGTTCCGGCAGCGGCAGATCGTTGCCATCGGGAAGCGTGTGTTCGAGTCGAACATCCTGACTCCTGCACTCAACCCGAAGGACCTCAAAGTCCTCGTCAACACGTCGCTGGTTGAAGGCGCTCCGCTGTCTGCTTGGTGGAACAAGCAAGCTGAGCAGACACGCTTCGCACTGCACCGCGAGCTTCAGCTTGGAGCTATGCAGGGCCTCACCAACCAGCAGATGGTGCAGCGCATCCGCGGACAAGCCACCAACCAGCGTGTGGCGGTCGAGCTACCGAACGGGAAGACGTCGACGGCGCCTGTGTACAAGGGCGGTGTGTTGAGCGCGAACACCCGCAACACGGAGACGCTCGTCATCACAAGCACCGCAAGTGTTGCGAACGCGGTCGACCAAGAGGTGTACGCAGAGAACGACGACGTCATCAAAGGACAAGGCGCGCTGACGACGCTGGACACCCGCACGAGCAAGGTTTGCATAGCACGCACGGGCGCTGCTTGGGACATGGAAGGGCGTCCGCTGCCCGAGTCCACGCGGCAAGAGCCGTTCCCCGGGCCGCCGCCTTGGCACCCGCGTTGCCGCTCCAAGCTCTACCCGATCACGTTCACGTGGGAAGAGTTGGTGGAGCGTGAGACGGGCAAGAAGGCCAAGATCCTCAACACTGTGCCGGACAGTGTTCGTGCGTCCATGGACGGCGAAGTCGCCAACAACATCCGGAGCTTCGACGACTGGTACGAAGTGAAGGGCGACGAGTTCGCGCGCAACGCACTTGGGCCCGCTGTGTTCGACCTCTGGAAGGCGGGCACAATCGCCACTGCTGACTTGGTGGACCGTGCAGGACAAGCGCTGACTGTGGACGAGCTTGAAGCGCTTGCGGACGGACGCACGGACGTTGGCACCATCCCGCTGACCAAGCCTGTTGTTCCTGACGACGAGGAGGACATCGCTCAGCCGACCGAAGCAGAAGTTCGGGAAGCCAAGGAGCGGGAAGCAGAGGCGTTGCGCAAAGAGGCGGAAGCCAAGGAGCGGGAAGCAGAGGAGCTTGCGCGTGCAGACGCTGCACGCAAAGAAGCCGAAGAGGCCGCGCGCTTGGAAGCCGAGGAACTCGAAGCAGCTCGCAAAGCACAACAGGAAGCCGAAGAGGCGTTGCGTGCGGCAGAAGAGCGCGCTGCCAAAGCAAAGGCAGATCGAGAGGCTGCTGCCGCAGAAGCCGAGCGAGCCAAGCAGCGTCCGTCCAAACTGGTGCACCAGTTCACACCAGCCACGCTGGCGCAGCAGTCCAGAATCAACAAGTGGTTCGCAAGCGAAGTTGGTTTGACTGCCCGCGAGTCCGTGTCGCAGTGGATGAACAACGGCTTCGACGGCGTGTCCAAACTGCTTCGCGGGCAGGAC